GCATCAACCGCAAGCCGGACACCTCCGACAATCCCAAGTACACCATGCGGTGTTTCCTGATTCGTCTGGGAATGGTGGGTGCAGAATTCAAGGCAGCAAGAAAAGTCATTCTTCGCAATCTCACAGGCAATTCCGCATTCAGAAAGGTTGGTGATACTGATGCAGTTTCCGAGTAAGTCGTATCTGGAACAGCTGCGAAAAAAGTACCCTGTCGGAACAAAATTACAGCTGCTTTCTATGCGGAATGAAAAATATCCGGTTCTTTCCGGAACAGTCGGCGAGGTCACGCATATTGACGATGCGGGCAGCATTCATATGCGGTGGGAGAATGGTTCTTCCCTTGCTCTGATTCCTGAAGTAGATTCTTTCAAAGCTGTGGTAGCCGAAAAATAAGCGAGTGCCTATTCCATTGTACTGTATTGCCGTAGTGTATATCACACAATCATCTGGCGGCTATACAGTCCCTTTTTCTGTTAATTTAGCCGCTTGCTATCTCCTCCGTTTAGAGTTAATATGGTTACAACAAAAGGGAAAAAGCCCGAAACTACGGAGGAAAACATTATGAATGCTAAAACAGAAAGACAGATTGAAAACCTGAAAAAGCAGACCATCGGCGTGGAGATTGAGATGAACCACATCACAAGAGAGCGAGCTGCAAAGCTTGCCGCCAACCATTTCGGCACGGGCAGATACGAATACACTGCCAGCCGAAACGGCTACAGCACTTGGTCAGCATGGGATGCACAGGGCAGAGAATGGAAATTTCAAAAGGATGTCAGCATTGCAGGATGCGATGCCGAAAAGTGCGAACTGGTCACACCGATTCTTCACTACAGCGACATTGAGACCTTGCAAGAACTGGTCAGAAAACTTCGCAAAGCCGGAGCAATCAGCCATGCAGGCATCGGAGCCGGAGTACACATTCACATTGGAGCAAACGGACACACACCGCAAACCCTGCGAAACCTCGCCAACCTTATGGCGAGCCACGAACGGCTGATTGCAGATGCCCTGAAAATCGACCAAGGCAGAATGGACCGATATTGCAGAACGGTCAATCCCCAATTCATCGAACAGCTGAACCAGAAAAAGCCTACCAACATGGTACAGTTCGCAGACATCTGGTATACGGCGAACGGTGCAAATTACGGCAGAAATCAGCACTACAATGACAGCCGATACCATATGCTGAACTATCACGCAACTTTTACAAAAGGCACAATCGAATTCAGACTTTTCCAGTTTGACAAGCCTACAGCTGAAAAGAAAAATGGACTCCATGCTGGGCAATTGAAAAGCTACATTCAGCTTTGCCTTGCCCTTTCCGAAATGGCAAAGGAACTGAAAACAGCAAGTCCAAAGCCACAGCAAACGGAAAATCCGAAATTCGCAATGCGAACATGGCTGATTCGGCTGGGGCTGGTCGGCGAGGAGTTCGCCACCGCCAGAACGTTCCTTACCAAAAACTTGGATGGCGATGCAGCCTTCCGGTTCGGCCGATAAAGAGACAGCCTTTTGCTACCAGTTACACCAGACCGCTTCGGCGGTCTTATGGTGGTGAAAGGGTATCCCTTTCAGAAAGGATTTGATTGCATGAAAAAGTTTTACCTTGCCTACGGCAGCAATCTGAACGTGAAACAGATGCAGTTCCGTTGCCCGGATGCCAGAATTGTGGGGACTGCGGAGATCCCAAATTACCAGCTGCTGTTCAAAGGCAGCAAGACCGGCTCCTATCTGACCATCGAACCCAAGCAGGGCTGTACCGTTCCGGCGGCAGTGTGGTCGGTGTCGAAACGAGATGAACTTGCCCTTGACCGTTATGAGGGGTATCCCCATTTCTACTACAAAACGGAACTGGAACTTCCTCTTGCAGAAACTGGGAAAAAGCTGACCGCCTTTGTGTACATCATGCACGAGGAACGGAAACTGGGCATCCCCACTTCTGCCTACATCCGCACCTGTGTGGATGGATACCGCCAGTTCGGCTTTGACCTGAAACACCTGCGGAAAGCCGTGGACACCAGCGAACGGGAGGTGTACTACCATGAAAACGGATAAGCCAGTTTCGGCAGTCTGCCCACTTTGCGGAAAACCCTACTCCGGTGTTCCGGCACTTTCCAGAACGGACAACCAAACGCCCATTTGCCCGGACTGCGGCATTCGGCAGGCACTGGAAAGCATCGGTGTTTCCACGGAGGAACGGGAGAAAATCCTGTCTGTAATGCACCGAAAGTTCCCCATGTAACCGCCCTGTTTGCCCTGTGTGGGCTTTCAGAGCACTTGCCGAAAACTTGCCCAAAGTCAAGACCAGCCCCACACAGGCGAACTGTGCGGGGCTGGTCTTGAAGTTATAAATTCTACAAGCCGGAGCCGAAAGGCTCTGGCGGTCGTACCAAACATGGCAAACAGGTCACATCTGCACGCCATGACCATGATTTTCAAAGACTTGCTTCGGCAGGTCTTTTTTGTTGTGAGGTGAGAGAATGCGAAAACTGAAAGGCTATAAACCCACAAAATTTATGGCGGAAGATTCGCATTATAATAAAAAAGCGGCAGATTATGCCGTGAATTTTATCGAATGCCTGTGTCATACAAAAGGTACATGGGCAGGAAAAAAGTTTGAACTGATTGATTGGCAAGAACGGATCATACGAGATATATTTGGTGTGCTGAAACCGAATGGCTATCGTCAGTTTAACACAGCTTACGTAGAAATTCCGAAAAAGCAAGGCAAATCAGAACTCGCTGCTGCGGTTGCTCTGCTGCTTACTTGCGGTGATGGCGAAGAACGTGCCGAAGTTTATGGCTGTGCTGCCGACCGCCAACAGGCCGCCATTGTATTTGACGTAGCAGCGGATATGGTGCGAATGTGTCCCGCCCTTTCCAAACGAGTGAAAATCCTGACCTCACAAAAGCGTATCGTGTATATTCCGACCAACAGCTTCTATCAGGTGCTTTCGGCAGAGGCGTATTCCAAGCATGGTTTCAACATCCATGGAGTGGTGTTCGATGAACTGCATACGCAGCCAAACCGAAAGCTCTTTGATGTTATGACCAAAGGTTCTGGTGATGCCAGAATGCAGCCTTTGTATTTTCTCATCACCACGGCTGGGACGGACACGCATTCTATTTGTTATGAAACGCATCAAAAGGCAAAAGATATTTTGGAAGGCAGAAAAATCGATCCAACATTCTATCCTGTGATTTACGGTGCAGATGAATCTGAAGACTGGACTTCTCCAGAAGTTTGGAAAAAAGCAAATCCCTCTCTTGGCATTACTGTCGGAATGGATAAAGTTGAAGCTGCTTGCAATTCTGCCAGACAAAATCCGGGTGAAGAGAACGCATTCCGACAACTGCGTTTGAATCAGTGGGTAAAACAGTCTGTTCGATGGATGCCAATGGAAAAATGGGATGCTTGTAATGCTCCTGTAATTCCAGAATTCCTTCGTGGAAGAATCTGCTACGGTGGACTTGACCTTTCCAGTACTACGGATATTACAGCTTTTGTTTTGGTGTTCCCTCCAACAGACGATGATGAGATATATTCTGTTTTGCCTTACTTCTGGCTGCCGGAGGAAACACTGCCCCTCAGAGTAAGACGTGACCATGTTCCATATGATGTATGGGAACGGCAAGGCTACTTGAAAACCACTGATGGAAATGTGGTTCACTATGGTTTTATCGAAAACTTCATTGAAGAACTGGGACAGAAGTTTCACATCAAAGAAATTGCTTTTGACCGTTGGGGTGCAGTGCAGATGTCGCAAAACTTAGAAGATTTGGGATTTACCTTAGTACAGTTTGGGCAGGGATATAAGGATATGAGTCCGCCCACCAAAGAACTGATGAAGCTGACATTGGAGAAAAAAATAGCACATGGTGGTCAGCCGGTTCTTCGTTGGATGATGGACAACATCTTCATCAAGCGAGATCCTGCCGGAAATATCAAGCCGGACAAAGAAAAATCCACAGAGAAAATTGACGGTGCGGTTGCCATGATTATGGCTCTTGACCGTGCAATCCGCTGTGGATGTACTGGGGATGGAACAAGTGTTTATGACGAAAGAGATATGTTGATTTTGTAAGGAGTGAGGAATTATGCGTATTTTGAGAGGATTTTTTCGGGGGCGAGATCACCCGAAAAACAGCTACGACAGTCCCAGCTACAGTTACTTCTTCGGACGTTCCAACAGTGGTAAGCGAGTCAATGACCGTACCGCCATGCAGCACACAGTGGTGTATGCCTGCGTGCGGGTTCTGTCAGAAGCCATTGCCCAGCTGCCATTACACATTTACCAATATACCGAAAATGGAAAAGAGCGAGTGCCACGGCATCCGCTCTATTTTTTGCTGCATGATCAGCCAAATCCAGAAATGACATCCTTCGTATTCCGGGAAACCCTGATGTCCCATCTGCTGATTTATGGCAATGCTTATGCACAGATTATCCGAAACGGTCGTGGAGATGTATTGGGGCTGTATCCGCTGATGCCGGATAAGGTTAGAGTAGACCGTGACCAGCGAAATCGTTTGGTTTACATCTACAGTCGCTACGATGAAGCCAATCCAAACCTGAAACAGCAGGGCGATATTGTCCTGCAGGCAGAAGATGTGCTGCATATTCCCGGACTTGGGTATGACGGCTTGGTGGGATATTCACCGATTGCTCTTGCAAAGAATGCAATCGGCATTTCCCTTGCCTGTGAAGACTATGGTTCTACCTTTTTCGCAAACGGAGCCAGTCCGTCTGGTGTGTTGGAACATCCGGGAGTCATCAAAAATCCAGAGCGTGTGCGGGATGCCTGGCAGCGTGCCTACGGCGGTTCCAACTCGCATCATACGGCAATTTTAGAAGAGGGCATGAAGTATACACCAATCTCCATCCCCAACAATGAAGCACAGTTTTTGGAAACCAGAAAGTTTCAGGTCGAGGAAATTGCCCGGCTGTATCGAGTACCGCTTCATATGATCGGCGATCTTGACCATGCAACATTCAGTAACGTAGAGCATTTATCATTGGATTTTGTGAAGTACAGTCTTGACCCATGGATCGTTCGGTGGGAGCAAGGTATGATGAAAGATCTGCTTTCCGATTCAGAAAAAGGCAAATACTTCATCAAATTTAATGTAGAGGGGCTTTTGCGTGGTGACTATGCTTCCAGAATGCAGGGCTACGCTACCGCCAGACAGAATGGTTGGATGTCCACCAATGACATTCGGGAACTGGAGGATATGAATCTGGTGCCAGAAGAACAGGGCGGAAATCTGTATCTCGTAAACGGCAGCTTTACCAAACTTGCTGATGCAGGAGCATTTGCAAAGAAAAATGAAAAGGAGGAAACAACCCATGAAGAATAATCGTTTCTGGAACTGGGTACGCAACGAAGAAACCGGTGCATCGGAGATGTATTTGTACGGTGCGATTGCGGAGAGTACATGGTTTGAAAATGACATCACCCCTGCCATGTTCCGCTCGGAACTGCAAAAACACAGCGGTGATGTGACCGTCTTTATCAACTCGCCGGGTGGCGATGTGTTTGCTGCCAGTCAGATCTATACCATGCTCCGAAACCATCCGGGCAAGGTCACAGTCAAAATTGACGGCATTGCCGCTTCTGCGGCTTCCGTGGTGGCGATGGCTGGAGAAAAAACCTTGATTTCACCGACCGGAATGCTGATGTGCCACAATCCGATGACCTGTGCCATGGGCAACAAGGCAGATATGGAGAAAGCAATTGCACTTCTGGATGAAGTCAAGGAATCCATTATCAATGCTTATGCAGAAAAATCGCATCTCAGCCGCAATAAGATCGCAAGGCTGATGGATGAAGAAACGTGGATGAATGCAGAAAAAGCATTGCAGCTGGGATTTGTAGACGGCATTCTCTTTTCTAAAAAGAATCCGTTTGTTCCAGAAGAACCAGAAAAAACAGATCCAGATGAAGAAACAGAGGAATCTTCGGAAGAAGAGCCAGATGAGAAAAAGAAGGAAAGCACAGCATCCATGCTGTACACACCATCCAAAACGCTGGATTCTTTTCTGCAGAAGATTTCTGCAACTGCATCCAAAGGCACGCCGATCAACCAATTGGACAAGCGGCTGGAGCTTTTGAAATATTAAAACCTATAGGAGGACTGATACTATGACAATTCAGGAACTGAGAGAAAAAAGAAGCAAGGCATGGGATACTGCCCGTGACTTTTTGGATTCCAAGCGAAATGAAAGCGGTCTGCTTTCGGAAGAGGACAGCAAGACATACGATGCCATGGAGCAGCAGATCGTGGCATACGGCAAGGAAATCCAGCGGCTGGAACGACAGGCTCAGATTGAAGCGGAGATGAACAAGCCCACTTCTACGCCGATTCAGGACAAGCCGAACGCAGCCATTCACGGCGATACCAAGACAGGGATTGCATCTGATGCATATCGTACTGCTTTCTGGAACAGCATTCGCAACCGCAATTTTTACGATGTCCGAAACGACCTGCAGGTTGGTACAGATACTGAGGGCGGCTATCTTGTGCCGTCTGAATTTGAACGGAAGCTGGTAGAAGCCCTGACCGAAGAAAACATTTTCCGGCAGCTGGCAACTGTTATCAAAACTTCCTCCGGTGATCGAAAGATTCCCATCGTTACTTCTAAGGGCGAAGCTGCCTGGATGGATGAGGAGGACGCATATAAGCTGTCGGATGATACTTTTGGACAGGCTTCCCTCGGTGCGTACAAGGTCGGCACGGCAATTAAGATCTCTGAGGAACTGCTGAATGATGCTGCTTTTGATTTGCCGTCCTATATTGCAAAGGAATTTGCAAGAAGAATCGGTGCAAAGGAAGAAGAGGCATTTTTCATTGGTGACGGCAAGGGCAAGCCGACTGGTATCTTTGCTGCAACGGGTGGTGCAGAGAGCGGAGCAACTACCAGTACTGCAAATATCACTTTCGATGATGTTCTGGAATTGTTCTATTCTCTGAGAAGCCCATATCGCAAAAAGGCAGTTTGGGTTCTCAACGATTCCACAGTAAAGGCACTTCGTAAGCTGAAAGACAGCACCGGAAACTATATCTGGAATCCGTCTGTGCAGGCAGGCGTGCCGGATACCATTCTGAACCGTCCGTACTACACTTCCAGTTATGTGCCGGAGATCAAGGCAGGTGCAAAGTGCCTTGCTTTTGGAGATTTTAGCTATTATTGGATCGGCGACCGTCAGGGACGTTCCTTTAAGCGACTGAATGAAGTATTTGCAATGAATGGTCAGGTTGGATTTCTCGCATCTCAGCGTGTCGATGGCAGACTGATTTTGACCGAAGCCGTAAAGACACTTGGCATGAAAGCGTAATCAGAGAAAGGGGTTGGAGTGGGTGGTAACTTTACAGGAAGTCAAGCAATATCTGCGGATTGATTTTGAGGACGATGATCCATTGCTGCTTTCCTTGATTTTCACAGCAAAACAGCTGGTCATGGATGTGGGCAGAATGGATGAAACACAGCTGGCAGAAAACGAAGATGTGGTACGGACAGCAATGCTTTACACGGTTTCTTATCTCTATGAAAACCGCAATACCGCAGACTTTTCCAAGCTGACATTAACACTTCGTGCCATGCTGTTTGCACAGCGAGAGGGTGTGATGTAATGGAAATCGGAACTTTGAATCAGCGAATCACCTTTCTGGTGAATCGTGTCGTTACCGATGAAATCGGAAATCACACCGCTGTGTGGGACGAAGCCTTTTCCTGCTGGGCAAAAGTGACTTTGAAAGCTTCTGCGGAGCATACGGACGCTGGTGTGACCAAAGAAACACAGACGCTGGAATTCCTCATTCGGCAAAACCAGCGCTGGATGCCGTCTGTAACAGGCAACCGAATCTTGTTTCGGGATGTTACATACAACATCACCAGTGTTACACCGGATTATCTGCACAAGGATTATCTGAAACTTACTGCAGAAGCCAGAAAGGCAGGGCAAAATGACCAGTATTGACGATCTTGCGGAGGAAATCATGCAGGGCTTGCAGGAGTATGCAGACCTTGCAGATACCGCTATGAAAAAAGCAGTTCGGAAGTCTGCAACGCAAGTGAAAAATGAGATCTCTGCCAATGCTCCGGCAGACACGGGAAAGTATGCGAAAAGCTGGGCAACGAAGAGAACCAAGGAAAACAGCCATTCTCTTGAAATGACTGTCCACAGTAAGAATCGCTATCAACTGGCACATTTATTGGAGAAAGGCCATGCCAAGCGTGGCGGTGGTCGTGTATCTGCTCGTCCGCATATTGCTCCTGCGGAAGAAAACGGTGTACAGTTGCTGGAGCATTTAATTGAGGGGGCTTTGTCATGACCTACGAACAAATCGCAGAAATGATGGAGGAAATGGGACTGCCTTTCGCCTACCATCATTTTGCCGAGGACGAAAGCCCTGCACCGCCTTTTTTGCTGTTTTTATCTCCTGGAGAGAATACGTTTTCGGCAGATAATTTGGCATATTTCAGTTGCAAACAGCTGGACATTGAATTGTACACAGACAAAAAGCAGCCGGAATTGGAAGAACAGGTGGAGTCAGTGCTTTCCCAGCACGAGATTTATTATACAAAAACAGAAACATTCATTGATTCGGAAGAATTGTATGAAGTACTCTATGAGATGGAGGTTTGATCTATATGGCAATGGAGAAAAACAAGGTAAAATTCGGTCTGAACAAAGTTCACTATGCAAAAATCACCTCTTATGATGAAGAAGGTGTGCCGACTTTTGCAAAGCCGGTTCGCATTCCCGGTGCAGTGTCGCTGTCTATCGATGCAGAAGGTGAAGCATCCAATTTTTACGCTGATGATGGTGTGTACTATGTGATCAACAATAACTCTGGTTACACCGGCGATCTTGAAATCGCATTGGTTCCGCTTGAGTTTGCGACAGACATTCTCGGTGAGAAACTGGATGAAAAGGGCGTTCTCACGGAAACCAATACTGCAGAAGTATCACAGTTTGCACTGCTGTTTGAATTCAGCGGCGATAAGAATAAAATTCGGCACTGTCTGTTCTGTTGCTCTGCCTCTCGTCCGGCAACAGAATCCAGCACCATTGAGGACGAAAAGGAAGTTAAAACAGAAACACTGTCTTTGACCGCAACGGCGTTGAACAGTGGTTTGGTAAAAACTAAAACCTGTGAGAAAACGGATGCTGAGGTTTATGAGAATTGGTACAAGGCGGTATATATGCCAAATCTGGCTGCCGCTGTACAGAGTGGTAAAGCATCCGCAGCATCTGTGAAAGCGTAAGGAGGTGGCAGTATGGCAATTCAGAAAAATATTACAATTGATGGGATTGAAGTGCCTTTTAAGGCAAGTGCAGCAGTTCCCAGATTGTATCGCTTGAAATTTCGCAGAGATATTTATCAGGACTTTGCAGCACTGCAAAAGTCTGTGGGAGAAAATACAGAGGAATCCTCTGCACTGGACATCGAGAGCCTTGAGGTGTTTGAGAACATCGCCTATATCATGGCAAAACACGCCGATGCAGCCATTCCGGCATCACCGGACGAGTGGCTGGAGCAGTTTAACACATTCAGCATTTATGAAATCCTGCCGCAGCTGATCGATCTCTGGGGTTTGAACGTAGAAACGCAGGTCAAGTCTAAAAAAAACATCGCCCGATTGACCGACCGATGACCACACCACTATTTTTGTTGCGGTGCGTTCAGCTTGGTTTGTCAATGGGCGATTTGGATTTTTTGACCATTGGTCTGGTGAATGATATGTTCACCGAACGGGAGAATGACGAGTGTCATTATGATGTGCTGGCAGATCAGAGTGACTTCGATAAATTTTGATAAGGGGGTGAGATTGTATGGCTAATAGAATCAAGGGCATCACCGTAGAAATCGGCGGCGATACCACCAAGCTATCCAAAGCCCTGGAAGGTGTCAACAAGGATATCAAAGGCACGCAGACGCAGCTGAAAGATGTCCAGAAGCTGCTGAAGCTTGATCCCACCAACACAGAACTCCTATCCCAAAAACACAAGTTGCTGGCAGATGCGGTATCTGCTACCAAGGAAAAGCTGGAAGTGCTGAAAACTGCGGCAGAACAGGCAAACACTGCTCTTGCAAATGGTGAAATTTCACAGCAGCAGTATGATGCTTTGCAGCGTGAAATCATCGAAACCGAAAACGAACTGAAACGCCTGACCACAGAAGCAAACAATTCTCACACCGCCTTGGAAAAGATGGGCGTTCTGGGTGAAACGCTGCAGTCAGCCGGGGACAAAATTTCCGGTGTGGGACAAAAGCTGCTGCCGGTCACCGCTGGTGTCACGGCTCTGGGAACCATTGCCGTGAAAACCGGTGCGGATTTCGATTCCGCCATGTCAAAGGTGGCAGCTGTTTCGGGTGCGACCGGTTCAGAGATGGATGCTCTCCGGGAAAAAGCCCGTGAAATGGGCAGCAAGACAAAATTCTCTGCAAGTGAGGCTGCGGATGCTATGAACTACATGGCAATGGCAGGCTGGAAAACCAACGATATGCTCAGCGGTATCGAAGGTATCATGAATCTTGCTGCTGCTTCCGGCGAGGACTTGGCATCTACTTCAGACATTGTCACGGATGCTTTGACCGCTTTCGGTTTGTCTGCTTCGGACAGCGGACACTTTGCAGATATTCTGGCTGCCGCATCAAGCAATGCCAACACCAATGTCAGCATGATGGGCGAAACTTTCAAGTATGCTGCTCCGGTGCTGGGTTCCTTGGGCTATTCCGCTGAAGATTCCGCTAT